TCCGTGGCTGACCAGTTTGGTAAAAAAGTGAGAACATCCGATGAGGTGCAGAATTTTTTCTGTACCTTGTCGGTGTTTTTATTCCTGTACAAACTGAAAATGTTTTGTGAACTCTTTTCAAACTACCAAAAAGGCTGGTAGTTTGAATGATAGAGTAAGTTCGACGATTAGGAAAGGGGGTGTCCATGTGAGTGTGAATGAACGGCGTGCCGAAATCATGAAGATTTTAGTTGCTCGCAGACAAACAACAGTTCCACTTCTTGCACAGGAATTATGTGTATGTTGTAATACTGTTCGCAACGACATTCATGCACTTGCATTGGACTATCCTCTGGAGACGTGTTCCGGGAATGGCGGCGGTGTTAGAGTAGCAGATTGGTATCATCCATATAAAAATATGCTTACAGAAGAACAATCTGTTGCTTTGGAGCAATTGCTATTGTTTGCAGATATTCGGCAAGCAGAAGTGATTCGCCAAATATTAGCGGAATTTAGTTCTCAGACCTATCGTCAAAAATATGCAAAGGAGTGAAACCAAATGAAAACCCTCATAGATGTCCTTGCAGCACTCGGCGATTTCGTAAAGGTCGCATCAGAGTGGGCAGAAAGTGCTTCCAAAGCGGAAGTGGAGACGTTTACACAGATCTGTCCGCAAAAGGAAGAAACGGTCAAAAAAGCAGTAGAAAAGCCGGTCACACTGGAAGAAGTCCGCAGCGTTCTGGCAAATCTGTCCCGCAGCGGACAAAAGGAAACGGTGCTGAAATTGCTGCAAAAGTACGGCGGCAGTCGATTGTCTGAAGTTCCACCAGAACGATACGCTGCACTATTTGCAGATGCACAGGAGGCAGCCCATGCCGAATAAACACGCCGTGCTCTCTGCTTCCTCCAGTTCCCGCTGGCTGGCGTGTCCGCCCTCCGCACAGCTTTGTGCTGCCCTGCCGGATACCGTGACGGACTACGCCCGGGAAGGCACGTGTGCTCATGAGTTGGCAGAGTACAAAGTGCAAAAGCTGCTTGGCAATCCGGCATCTAATCCCACGGAGAACTTAGACTTCTACGATGCAGAAATGGAAGACTGCACGGACAGCTACGCCCAGTACATCGCCGAACTGCTGGCAACCCTGCAAGAACCCATGGTTTTAGTGGAACAGCGTCTGGATTTCAGCCGATATGTTCCCAGCGGTTTTGGTACGGGAGATTGCGTGATTGTTGCAGAGAATGTTTTAACCGTCATCGATTTCAAGTATGGAAAAGGCGTGGCGGTATCTGCCGACCACAACTCGCAGATGATGCTGTACGCTCTTGGGGCGTTGGAACTATTCGATGCCCTCTATGACATCGCAGAAATCCGGATGGTGATCTTTCAGCCAAGAATCCAGAACCTCAGCGAATGCACCCTGCCGCTGTCGAAGTTGCTGCACTGGGCGGAAACCGAGCTAAAACCCAAAGCCGCACTTGCTGCCAAAGGCGATGGTGATTTCTGTGCTGGTGAACATTGTCGGTTCTGCAAAGTGAAAGCAACTTGCCGGAAACGGGCGGAGTACAATCTACAATTGGCGAAGTATGATTTTGCAATGCCGGACAAGCTGACCGATGCCGAAATTGAAGCAATTTTGGAAACTGCTGACCAGCTGGTTGCATGGGCTTCTGATATCAAGGAATACGCCTTGCAGCAGTCCTTACAGGGGAAAACGTGGAAGAATTGGAAGCTGGTTGAAGGCAGAGCCAGACGAGCATATTGCAGTGAAACTGCAGCAGCGGAGGCGGTACAAGCTGCTGGATTCGACCCATACGAACATAAGGTACTGGGCATTACCGCAATGACCAGAATGCTGGGCAAGAAAAAATTTGAAGAATTGTTGGGAGATTTGCTTGTGAAACCACAGGGAAAGCCAACACTTGTTCCGCTATCAGACAAACGACCTGTGTGGAATACTGCACAGGTAGATTTCAAAGAATAAAGGAGTTTTTATCATGGCAAAGTATATCAATCCTGCAAAAGTAGTAACCGGTGTATGCAGATTTAGCTACGCCAACCTCTGGGAAGCCAAGGCGATGGACGAGAACAGCAAGCCGAAGTACAGCGTTTCCCTCATCATTCCGAAGTCGGACACGAAAACCATCGAGAAGATTCGTGCCGCCATTCAGGCAGCCTACGAGGAAGGTCAAGGCAAGCTGAAAGGCAACAGCAAGTCCGTTCCACCGCTGACTTCCCTCAAGACACCGCTTCGGGACGGCGATTTGGAGCGACCGGACGATGAAGCGTATGCCAACAGCTATTTCGTCAACGCCAATTCCATCACTGCTCCGGGCATCGTGGACGCTGCCTGCCAGCAGATTTTAGACCACAGCGAGATTTACAGCGGTGTCTATGGCAGAGCCAGCATCACCTTCTATGCGTTCAACACCAAAACATCTCGTGGCATTGCCTGTGGCTTGCAGAACGTCCAGAAGATTCGGGATGGCGAGCCGCTGGGCGGTCACAGCCGTGCAGAGGACGACTTTGCAACTGTAGAAGACGAGGATTTTCTGAACTAAGATAGCTGGGCGGACAGCTAGGCGTTATGCTTGGGTGGGTAATTGAGATAAACATGATTACAATCGATATTGAAACAAAATCCGATAAGGACATATCAAAATGCGGCATTTATGCTTATACAGATACCCCGTATTTTGATATTTTGCTGTTTGCCTATTCCATAGACGGACAGTCTGTTCAGGTAGTGGATATGGCAAACGGTGAAGAAATTCCCGAAAATGTTCTCGCTGCTCTTGTTGATGAAAACGTGATAAAAAAGGCATTTAATGTAAATTTTGAGAGAGTTTGTCTTTCAAAATATCTTCGTAAGAATTATCCTCAATATTTTCAGAGTTACAGCATTGATGAAGATACTGTCGGAGATTTCTTAAATCCCGAAAGCTGGCATTGTTCTATGATTCATGCAAGAACACTCGGACTGCCGTCATCACTTGCAGAAGTCGGAAAGGTTTTGGGCATTGAACAGCAGAAAATGACAGAGGGCAAAGCTCTCATCAAATTCTTTTGTATGCCATACGACACAATTGACGGTGTACCGCAGTTCCATTCCCCCACTGATTATCCCGATAAATGGGAGATTTTCAAAGCGTACAACAAGCGTGACGTGGAGGCTGAAATGGAAATTGACAAGAAGCTCAGCCGTTTTCCTGTGCCCGATTTTATCTGGCAGGAATTTTATCTTGATCAGGAAATCAACGACAGAGGCATTCTGGTTGATATGCAGCTTGCTGATAAGGCAATTAGCCTTGATGCAGAGGCAAAAGAAGAACTGACGACTGAAATGCAGAGGCTCACAGGCGTAGAAAATCCGAATTCTGTATATCAGTTGCTGGATTGGCTTGAAACACAGGGGTACAAGTCGGATTCACTTGGAAAAGCACAGGTGCAGGAACTCATTAAAACTGCAAAAGAACCTGTGAAATCCGTGCTTCAGATGCGTTTGCAGTTGTCTAAATCTTCGGTGAAAAAATATACCGCTATGAAAAATACAGCTTGCAGCGATAATCGTGCAAGAGGGATGTTCAGCTTTTATGGGGCATCAAGAACGGGGCGTTGGGCTGGCAGAAATGTGCAATTGCAGAATCTTCCGCAGAATCACTTGCCGGATTTATCAGAAGCCCGTGAACTTGTAAAGTACGGTTCTTTTGAAGATATTCAGATGCTGTATGATGATGTTCCTGATACACTATCACAGCTTATCCGCACCGCATTTATTCCAAGGCAAGGTATGAAATTTATCGTTGCAGACTTTTCTGCTATTGAAGCAAGAGTGATCGCATGGCTTGCAGGTGAAGAATGGCGAATGAAGGCCTTTGCAAACGGTGAGGACATTTACTGTGCATCAGCATCAAAGATGTTCGGTGTGCCAGTTGTAAAGCATGGTGAAAACGGTCATTTAAGGCAGAAAGGAAAGATATCCGAATTGGCTTGTGGTTTCGGCGGATCGGTTGGAGCCATGAAAGCGATGGGAGCAGATTCTCTTGGCTTATCCGATACGGAACTGAAACAGATCGTAACCGACTGGCGTGAGGCTTCACCGCATATTACAGAACTCTGGTGGGCGGTAGATAGAGCTGTAAAAAAGGCAATCAAAGAAAAAACGGCAACGAAAACACACGGACTGCTATTTTCCTATGAGGCAGGGTTCCTGTTCATAAGGCTGCCAAGCGGCAGACGTCTTGCCTATGCTAAACCCTACATCGGTAAGAATAAATTCGGCGGTGAATCTGTTACATATATGGGCATTAATGCTCAGAAAAAATGGGACAGGCTTGAAAGCTATGGGCCGAAATTTGTAGAGAACTGCGTCCAAGGAATTGCAAGAGATCTGCTGATGTATTCCATGCAGACACTATCACAATACTTCATTGTCGGTCATATTCACGATGAAATGATCATCGAGTGCCCGAAAGATACAAAGCTGGATGAGATCTGTCAGCAGATGGCGAGAACACCAGACTGGGCAAAGGGACTGCTGCTTCGGGCAGACGGATATGAATGCAGCTTTTACAAGAAAGATTAGGAGGATTCCATATGTTTTACATCAAAGAAAATCTGAATGACACCACCAGTATCTCCGTGGAGATCAACAACGAAAACGTATACTGTCACTGCCCACAGTGCGGTGCAGAAGTACCGGTTGATCTGAGTATCTTCTGGACAGCAGAAAACTTTGACATTTTCAGCAGTGCCGTTTACTGTGATGCTTGCACGCTGAAACGGCTGAAAGGAGTATTGCATGAATCGGTATAATGCCGAAGGATACATCGATCTCACTGCTTATGAGGCACTGAGCCGTATTGAACGAGAGGAACGCAAAGCGAAAAAAGCTGCCGCTTATCGACCGCTGGTATATATCTGTTCTCCCTATTCCTACGGCTGCATCAATGACAATATCGAAAATGCCAGACGATACAGCCGCTTTGCAGTAGATACCCACTATGTCCCTATTGCTCCCCATTTGCTGTTTCCGCAGTTCATGGATGACAGTCTGGGTGAAGATCGTCAGACAGCGATGTTCATGAATTTGGTACTGCTGTCAAAGTGTGCCCAGCTGTGGGTGTTTGGTTCTGTGCGGTCGGAGGGTATGCAGCAGGAAATCAAATGGGCGAAGCGGCGGCATATGACCATTCGGCATTTTACCGAAGAACTGGAGGAAATAGAATGAAATTTACGCTCTATACAGCAAACTGTACCGGCAATGAAAAGAATATCCTTTATCCCAACCAAAAGGTCATTACTTCAGAAGCGGATTTGAAAAAAGCCGTTGTCTACGATCATGTCTGTGCTCAGTATGAGAATTTTGCCCGCAGTGATGCCAATTTTCTGCTGTCTGATGTAGTACCTATGGACTGTGACAACGACCATTCAGATGACCCGAAAGACTGGATCACACCGCAGTTTTTAGCCGACAACCTTTGTGATGTTGCATTTGCGGTTACATACAGCCGTCATCATATGCTGGCGAAAGGTGATAAGTCTGCACGACCACGTTTCCATGTTTTCTTTCCTACTTCACCCTGCAAGGACGCCACGATGCATAAAGCAGTTAAAAATCAGATTCATAAGGAACTGCCGTTCTTTGACGGAAATGCACTGGATGCCTCACGTTTTCTCTTTGGCTGTTCAAGCGATGTTGTATGGCACGAAGGCAGTCTTTCCATTGAGGACTGGCTTACACTGATGAAGTCAAACCGTAACATTCCGCAGGGACAGCGTAACAGCACAATGTCTCGCATGGCTGGAAAGCTGGTCAAGCGTTTTGGTGTGACTGAGGAAAGTTATCAGAAGTTTCTGGAAAAAGCAGCCGAATGTGAACCGCCGCTGCCGGATGAAGAACTGGAAGCAATCTGGCACAGTGCCTGCAAATTCGGGAAAAAAGTAACCTCGCAGGAAGGATATATTTCTCCTGAAGCATACGGCAAACAGTCCCTGATTCCCGATGATTTTTCGGACGTTGGAGAGGCTCGCACATTTGTAGAAGGCTTTTCAGATGAGGTGGCGTTTACTATTGCGACCGATTATCTTCGCTACAACGGAACCTATTGGGAGGAGTCAGAGCACGCTGTCACCCTTGCTATGATCGAACATACAGACATACAGCTGGCAGAAGCCGAAAAGCAGGTGGAAGCATCCCTTCTGAAACTAGAAAGTCTTGGTGTTGCAAGAGATGCAGCAATCAATGGCGGCAAAAAGTTTCGGGATAGTCTGGACGAGGAACAGACCGCCGCATACAAAGAGTATCAGTACTATGCCACTTTCAAGGCATTCGTGATGAAATACCGCCATGTTCGCAGTATGACCAATGCACTGGATGCTGCAAAGCCGCTGGTTCTCCACAATCCCGAAGCCCTCGACAGCAATCCAATGCTCTTAAATACTCCCGGAGGCACGTATTATCTGCCTGACGGATTGAATGGCTGGAAGCCTACAGATCCTGCCGACCTCTTAACGAAAGTGACGGCGGTCGTTCCGAGCAATGAAGGCGAAGAACTCTGGAATGATGCGTTGCAGCTGTTCTTCTGCGGCGACCAGAGCTTGATTGACTATGTGCAGATGATTTGCGGACTTTGTATTGTGGGCAAGGTATATTTGGAGGCGATGATTATTGCCTACGGTGACGGACGAAACGGCAAAAGTACGTTCTGGAATGTCATTTACAAGGTTCTCGGCAGTTACAGCGGTAACATTTCAGCAGATGCACTGACCGTCAATTGCAAGAGAAACGTGAAGCCGGAGATGGCGGAACTCAAGGGAAAGCGGATGATTATTGCGGCAGAATTGCAAGAGGGCATGCGGCTGAATACCAGCGTGGTGAAGCAGCTCTGTTCCACTGACCCGATTTTTGCTGAAAAGAAATTCAAAGCACCATTCCACTTTGAACCCTCTCACACTTTGGTGCTGTATACCAATCATCTTCCGAAGGTCGGCGCATCGGATGACGGAACATGGAGAAGATTGATTGTGATCCCGTTTCACGCCAAGATTCAGGGCAAAGCAGATGTGAAGAACTATGCACAGCATCTTGTGGATAACGCTGGCGGTGCAGTGCTTTCATGGTTGATTGAGGGTGCGAAGAAGGTCATTGAAGCAAACTACCAGATCAACAGACCGCAGTGTGTTTTAGATGCAATCGGAGCCTATCGGGAAGGCAATGACTGGCTTGGCAATTTCATCAATGAGTGTTGTGAGGCAGATAAAAGCTATCAGGCAAAGTCAGGTGACCTCTATAACCGATACAGAGAATACTGCAATGAAAACGGAGAATACACAAGAAGTACTTCTGATTTTTATGCGGCTCTGGAACAAGCAGGCTTCAAAAAGACAAGAACTCACAGTGCTAGATACATCATGGGGCTTCAATTGAAGAACGATATTCTTGATTGACTGTCACCAAAAAAGCTAAAAAACACGCAATATAGGGAAAGTGACAGTCTACGACAGTCATATACAGACTTTACGCAGGCGAGAAAAAAGTATAATTTTTTCTCTATATATAAGGTTTGCAATCGACTGTCGTAGACTGTCACCAACCCCAAAATTAGGAGGGACAAATTATGTGGATTAAGAAAAATAACACCTTGATTAATCTTGAAAAATTTGATGTCATTATGCAGGACAGTAATGAGCCTGATCTCATCATGCTTGTTACAGAGGGCAGAAAAATTGGATTAGGCTTTTTTAACCAGACATCCAAAATCATTGATGAGATAGCAAAATCAGTGTCAAACGGTGAAAGTGTGTATGTACTCCCATGCGAGAAAAAATAATTGAAGAAAAACTCACAAAGGCAGTAAAGCAAAATGGTGGTGTGTGCTGGAAATTCACGTCTCCCGGAACGGCAGGCGTTCCAGACCGCATCGTATTGATGCCCGGCGGTAGAATTGCTTTTGTGGAAGTGAAAGCACCCGGAGAGAAACCCAGACCACTTCAACTTTCCCGGCATAAACTTCTGAGGCGGTTAGGTTTTCAGGTTTACGTCTTGGATGCTTGTGAGGACATCGATAAAATCATCTCGGAGGTGAAAAGCGATGGAACTACATGATTATCAGAAATATGCTGTTCGATTTATCGAAGAACATCCAATCGCAGCACTCTTTCTGGATATGGGACTTGGTAAGACGATTACAACACTGACCGCAATCCACAATTTGATGTTTGATTTGTTTGCAGTCAGAAAAGTTTTGATTATTGCACCACTGCGAGTTGCACGGGATACATGGTCTGCTGAAATCGAAAAGTGGGAGAACTTGAAACCTCTGCAATACAGCGTAGCGGTCGGCACAGAGGAAGAACGCATTGCAGCTTTAAAGGCAGATGCTGACATCTACATCATCAACCGGGAAAATGTGGACTGGCTCGTCAACAACACGAAGTTTGATTACGACATGGTGGTGATTGATGAACTCTCCAGCTTCAAGAGCCACCAAAGCAAACGCTTCAAAGCCCTGATGAACGTTCGACCGAATGTGAAACGCATTGTGGGGCTGACCGGAACGCCTGCCAGCAACGGTTTGATGGATTTATGGGCGGAATTTCGTCTGCTGGATATGGGAGAACGGCTCGGCAGATTCATCGGGCAGTATCGGAATGCCTACTTCAAGCCGGACAAGCAGAACGGCTATATCGTGTACTCCTACAAGCCTCTGCCCGATGCAGAAGAACGGATCTACGAAAAAATATCGGACATCACCGTTTCGATGAAAGCCATCGACCACCTGCACATGCCGGAATTACTTTCCAACGAATATCCCGTGCAGCTGTCCGACACGGAGCAAGAAACCTACAAGCGGTTCAAGTCCGAATTGATTCTGGAGATGCAGGACACTGAGATCACCGCCGCCAACGCTGCAAGTCTATCCAACAAACTTTCCCAGCTGGCAAACGGTGCGGTGTATGACGATACCGGAGCGGTGATTCCCATCCACAGCCGAAAGCTGGATGCACTGGAGGACTTGATAGAGGCGGCCAACGGCAAACCCATTCTGGTGGCGTATTGGTTCAAGCATGATTTGAAGCGGATTCAAGAGCGACTGCGAAAGCTGAATGTTTCCTATCAGGAAATCCAGTCCTCTGACAGTATTCGGAACTGGAACGCCGAAAGGCTGCAAGTTGGTCTGCTGCACCCAGCCGCTGCCGGACATGGCTTGAACTTACAGGCAGGCGGTTCTCACCTGATTTGGTTTGGACTGACCTGGAGTCTGGAACTCTACCAGCAGACCAACGCCAGACTGTGGCGGCAGGGGCAGCAATCCGAAACGGTTGTCATTCAACATCTCATCACCAAGGGCACGATTGACGAACGCATCTTGAAAGCCCTGACTCGAAAGGAACAAACCCAGACCGCTTTGATGACTGCTGTGCGTGCTGAAATTGTGAGGGAGGAAAATGCATGAATCCAAAAGCATACATGGAAGAGGCAGAACGCCTCCGACACCGAATCTTTCGGAAAGAGCATGAGATCGATTGCATACGACAATCTGCTGAGGGTATGGGTGGAAAAGGTGGAGATTCCCCTAAAACAGTTTCTCCAGAACCACACAAGATGGAAATTGCTGTAGAAAAAATTTTGTCATTGGAAGAAGAAATCGAAGAAACCAAAATGGAACTTCAACATTTGATGCATGAAATGCGGAAACAGATTCAGAAGGTCACAGATGCAGATGCCCGTGATCTTCTTACAAAACGGTATCTGGAGTTTAAGCCATGGAAAGTGGTGGCAAGTGAATTAGACTATAGCGTACAGCATATTTACTATCTCCACAATAAAGCACTCCAAAAGTTAAGAGTTCATCAGAGTTCATAAGACTTGATAAGAGCTTTATGGTATGCTATACTGTATCATAGCAAAGAATAAAACGAGAGCCGCCATGGAATCATCCGAGGCGGCTTTTTGTATCCGGAGGTGAACCTTATGCCGAGGAAGGCACTGAAACCATGCAAGCATCCCGGCTGTCCCAACTTGACAAACGGTTTGTATTGTGCGGAGCATCAGTTCCTGCATCCAGACCGACCGTCTGCCGCCAAGCGTGGATACGGCAGCAGGTGGCAGAGACTCAGCAAGGCGTACCTCCGCAGGCATCCCTTGTGTGTGCGTTGCAAGGCACAGGGACGGTTCACGGCATCGACCGTGGTCGACCATATCATTCCTCACCGTGGTGATCCGCATCTGATGTGGGATGAAAGCAACTGGCAGGCGTTATGCAAACCCTGCCATGACCGCAAGACATGGACAGAAGACCGAAATCCCGTCTATCGGTATTGATTGTGTCTGAAATGCTTCCGGTGGGGGGATAAAAATCGCTAATTGTGAATTTTTTACAGACCGGCGTTCCCTCTCACGCACAAAAACCAAGGTTCAAACGGGGGATTAACCCCGAAAATATGCAAACAAGCCGAAACCTACGCAGTTTCGGCTGTTTTTCTCTCAAAAGGCAGGTGAAATCAGATGGCAAAGGACGGCACAAGAAGAGGCGGCAGACGAGTTCGTGCAGGCGATAAGCCGAAAGCCCTCTCCGACAAAATTGCAGAGGGCAAGGATGCAGATATTATGGAGTTTCATGCTCCGGAATTGGACGCAGCTGATCTGGACGATGCCGTTGATTTGACCGGTGCGGATATGCCAAGCCCCAGTGCATACTTGTCTGCCCAGCAGAAGAACGGAAAACCGCTGGGAG